CACCATCACGCAGACCATCAGGTCGTTCCAGCCGAGATCCCAGATCCGGTGCACGGGGAAGCGTGGATCATACGGGACTGGCCGGTAACGTCCCTCGGTGATCATCTCCACCACCTCGGTGGCATATATCGCGCCCTGGACAACAACACGCGGGCGGCCGTCCCAGATGTTGGGATAATCCTCCCTGCTGTGAACCAGGTCGTACTGGCGGAGCCGTTCCATTTCCGGCGTCCACCACCCGCACGACACGGCATCGCGCCAGTTCATCTCGACGACCATGGCACCCGGCGGCGTGTTGACCACGAATCGCTCCCACGCCTCGTCGGTATCCATGTTTGGATTGAACGAAACCCATACCTCGGCGCCTGCGGTGCGGAAGATGGTCGGGAGAGCAATTTGAAAACTGCGGCGGCTGATGGCCTGCGCCTCCTCGCACCACAGCACGTCGAATCCCTCGTATGATTTTAGCGATTCAGCGGTCTGATCCGACAGGCCGGTAAACCGGAACAGCGTGTCCTGACGCGTGCCGCGGATGGCGTTTTCGGTCACGTCGTAAAGATCGCCATAGTCGAGTGCTGCGATCTGATCCTTCAGCAGTTGATGCACGGATTGCGACAGGGACTTCTGAACCTCACGAGCGCAGAGGATGCGCAGCGGCTGGGCCACGCCGAGCGTCAGCAGCGCGCGGGCGAACGACCAGCTTTTCAGACTGCCCCTTCCGCCCCACGCCACTTTGTAAGGATGGCAGTCGAGCAAAAAGCTGAGTTTGCGGGGAAGCTGCAACGCCACGCGCCGCTCTGGCCTGGCGACGGCCGGCCGGCGTTTGAGCGACGCGCTCATTACCCCAGTTCCGCATCCTCATCCGGCGCGTCGTCCGAGGAAGGCTCCGGCGTTGACCTTCGATCGACCGGCGCCCCGTCGTCATCGAGGCCCAGCTCCGCCAGGATGCGCGCGGCGACGTCCTCGTCGATCCAACCGCCGGCCACGCGCGCCCGCTCCAGGATGGCGGTGATGCGCTCAAGCGCGCTCATCCGTGCTTGCCCGGCTTGTGTGCGGCAGCAGCGGCATCCGCCTTGGTCTTCGCCGCAGCAGCCTGATCCGCCGCAGCTTGCGCCTTGGCCTTCGCATCAGCTTCGGCTTGCGCCAGGAGCGCGGCGCGGGAGGCGGTCGCCTTGTCGGTCGCCTCTTTCGCCGCGGTCTCGTGCGCCACGACCTCGGCCTCGGTCACGCCGGGCGGCGGCGGCGGCGGGGCGGCGTTGGCGGCGGCGTGCGCCGGGTCGAGGCCGAGTTGGTTGAGCAGATCGGTCGCCACCGAGGCGTCGGACCAGAGTCGCGCGTCCCGGTGTCGCTTGAGCACGGTGAGCGTGGCTTCCAGATTGGTGATGGTCATTGCGGTTTTCCTCAACCTACGAGTTTCACGGCCTTGCGTATGTCATCCGGCAGGCGCGAGCCGGATTGGGGCGCCGATTGTTCAACTCGCGGCGCGGCAGCCTCGCCGACAAATTCCACCACGACGCGCATCGGCGTATCGGCCGGCTTGCCATCGTCAACGACGATGCGTTCGGACCAGCCCATCCGCGCCTGTGTGTAATACTTCGCGGCGTTGAAGTTGGGCGGCAGCGCCGGGCGTCCTACTGCGGCTTTTTGCCCGAGCGCCATCTGGATCAGCGATTTTACGACCAGGCCGTCGATCTCCGCGGCGCCGGTGTTGATTTCGTGCCGGAAGTGCTTGCGCAGAGTCTTCGGCGATATCTTCAGCACGGCAGCGATTGCGGCCTGCTTGATCCCGCCCGCAACCATAGCTTTCACCGTCACCTGGTCCTTCTCAGTCGCCTCGTATGGCGGCTGGCCGCGCTCGCCGGGGGTGACGGGTGGCGCGATTGCGACCGGAGGCGGGGCAGCTACAGCCTTGGCCGGACTCTTACGCTTTGGGACGGGCGGCTTGCGGGCGGGCATCGTGACCTAGCGGTTGATCAGCCCCGGCGGCATGGCCGGAACCTTTGGCTTCAGCACATTGCGCGGCTTGCGAGCGGGCTTGCCGGACGGCTTGCGCACGGGACCGGCCGACTGCCCGGCGAACTTGCCGATGCGCGGCGCGGGAACAGCCACGATCAGTACTTCTGCGACGGACCGCTGGCGGGCGTCGGATTCTTGTCCGCGCCAAAGCCCGCCTGGAACTGATCGTCCGCGTTTCCGGGCGCGCCTTCGGAACTCTTGTCGGCGTTCAGAATGTCGAGCGCAGCCTTCAACGCGGCCCCGATCGAGTCAGCCGGGACGCCCTGCGACGCTCCGCCTCCGCCACTTGGAGGACCACCAGCGCCGCCACCAGGTGCCGGAGCACCGCCTGCCGGACCCATCGCATCGGCATCGTCCTCGCTCGTGTCGTCGTTGTCGCCGCCGCCCGAGGGCTCGTCGCCCGGGTAGACGGTGTAAGAGCCGTCGCCGTTCGAACAGATCGTGACGATAACATCGCCGCCGCCGCCGCTGTCGTCTCCGGCATCGCCTCCGGCCGAGGGATCGCCGCCCATCGTCGGGTCAGCGCCCATGCCACCAGCCGGGCCGCCGCCAGGCGGGGGAGTTGCGAGCGCCATTGCGGGAGCTTTTGCCATTACAATCTCCGATTAAGGTTTCACGAGCAGCGCCGTGATGATGTGTGCACCGCCGAACTCCGTCGTGTGCCGCTTCCGCAGCCGCCGCAGCAGCCCCACCTTCACACCGGCCGCAGCGAGATCGGCGAAACACGCATCGACGTTCAAACGAGCCGCCTGCTGCGTGACCTTCACGCTCAACATGACCAGCGGGTCCGAATAGATCGTCGCCACTGTGCCGACCGGCAGCGGGTTCGCGGCGTAGTCAGGCAGCACGCCGCTCGCGACCAGCGCCTTTTTGGACTCGTCACGCCATGCGTCGCTTTGCGAATCAGCGCGGGACGATGCCCAGTATGCCAGCACCTCCCGGCTCTTGGCGGTTTTCGCTTTTGACAGCAGCTCGGCATAAGCGCGATCCAGTTCGGCGCGCACTTCGGCGTTGGGGTCGGGCTTCGCGGCAGCCTTGGGCGAGCGTGCCCGCGAACGAGGCTTGGCGAGGGTGTCGTCGAGCGGCATGGGTGCCCTTACGCCGCCGCGGGCGGTGCCGGTGCCGGTGCCGGTGCCGGTGTCGCGGCCGGTGTGTTAGCCGTCACGGCAGCCGCCAGGGCGGCGGACTGGGCTGTAATGGCGGTGTGCAGTGCGGTGAGTTCTGACAGTTCGGCCGGCGTTGCGCCTGCCGTGCCTGCGGCGGCCGTGGCGGTGGCGAGCTGTGCGGCAAACCCGTCGATCAGCGCCGTGGCACTGCTGACCGTCGTGGTGAGCGCGGTTACGTCGGCCTGGAGTTCTGCGATATCGGAGTCGAAAGTCGAGACGGTTGAGGACATTTTGAGTATCTCCGTTTGCATCGTTGCCAGAGTGGCAATGATCTGGTTGAGCAGTTTGGTGGTGTTGCCGAACAGAGCCATTACGGGGGGCCGCGCCGATACCAGAGGCCGCCGGAACCGCTGAAGCCGAGCAGCAGATCGAGCAGCCAGATGAGCAGGATCAAGCCGAGCACCACCTGTATAATCCGCGGGAACGGCGGGGGCAGAGGCAGTATCGTGACGATCCAGTACGCCACAGACAGGACCAGCAGCAGGATGATTAGCTGCACGAGGATGGGTATCATTCCACTGTTCCCTGAAGTTCGGCCTCGATCGCGATCAGCCGCCGCTCGTGGTCGACCATCGCGGCCGCGAACGCGTCGGCGAGCCGCATCTGCCCGTCCATCACCAGCAGCACCAGATCGGCGGTGATGCCCTCGACGGCGCGGGTATCTCCGGCGGCCTTGGCTCTCGCCAGGATGGCTTGCAGATTTTCCAGACTCATGGAGAACGCGGCGAGGTCGAAGGTCATCGGATCTCCGTCACGGCGCGAAGGCGTGGTGACACGCCGGGCACTCGACGGTCTTCTCGGTATGCCGCACCGGCCTGGGCGGCGGCGGCTCCGGATCATCGAATAGCGCCGACAGTTCGCCGGCATCGAAACCCGTCAGACTGAGGTCGAAGCCCTCGTCGCGCAGTTCGCCCAGTTCCAGAGCCAGCAGCTCCTCGTCCCAGTCGCCATCGATCGTCGATTTGTTGTCCCAAATGATGTAGGCGCGCCGCTGCTTCGCGTTCAGGTGGCCAAGATCGATGACCGGCACGAACTCCATCTTGCGCTGGATCGCCGCCAGCCGGCGGCGGTGGCCCGCGAGGATGTTGTTCTTCCTCCCGGCAACCAGGATGGGGTTGGTCCAGCCGTTCACCTCGATCTGGCGGGCCAGCGCATCGACGGCTTCGCGGGTGTGGATGCGGGGGTTGCGCTCATCCGGTATCAGGCTGTCAACGCGCGCCACGCGGTATTTCGGGAAGGCTGAGCCGGCCGCCTCGCGTGCGCGCACGCGCGTAGCGGGAAGTATTCCGCCGGGCGGCGCCGCCGCCGCCGCCGCTGTGGCTACGCCCGCCTCTACAGGCGTAGTGTCATCCGTATCTACTTTTGGCTTGTTGGGCGTACCCTTTCGCCGCCCGCCTGTCTTGACGCCGTTTGCCATCTCTACTTCCGGATTTGGTGGTTACGCTGTCAGATAGCGGGCGCTGCTATCGCCCGGTCTGGCATGTGAGTAACGATATTCAGAACGGAGGGCGCTGATCCGCGATCCGTTTTGCGGCACTCTCACGCGCGCCGACCTTCGCGACATAGCGGCCAACCATCTCCGAGGATTTCCATCGGCCGGACGCCATGATGGCGGGCAGAGTTTCCTTGTAGCGCAGCATGTCCTGGGCGCTGCCGACACGTGTCGAATGGCCGCTGATCCGAGCGCATTCCTTCGCGGGCAGACCGGCGCGGCGAGCCATTGTCTTGAAGATGCGGGCCACGTCGCCCGGATCGAGTGCTCCGCCGATGCTGCCGCTGTATCGGACGGCTCGGAACAAGGCGCCATCCTCAATGCGGGCCGCTTCAACCCATGCCGTGACGTATTTCGCCGCATCTTGCGGGACCGGCAGGATCGCACCCGCGCCCTCCTGATCGCCCTTGCTGCGCCTGATCAGGATCGTGCCGAAACCGTCCGGTTCCATGGAGAGGTCTTCGAACCGCAGCGCCGTCAACTCACTCCGTCGGCAGAGGGTCACATAGGCGAGGACTAGAAGCGCCCGGTTTCTGATGTCGCGAAGACGACTGCCGCGCGCTTCAAGCAGCTTGCGGACTGTCCCTTCGTTCAGCGGCTCGGCCTGATGCTGAGCACGGCCCCTCGCGTTGTGCATCCGCTTCAGCGCCAGCTTGACCGCCTGGGCCGCGCATGGGTTGACCACTTCAGCCGCGCGGTGAAAGGCGGAGACGGAGGAGACATAGCGTCTGACGGTTGCCGTGGCCTTGACGACGGCCATGGCGTCGATGAACGCCACCACAGTCTCGGGTGAGGCTGGCATGGCCTGACGCCCTTCGGTGTCGCACCAGTTGGTGAACGCGGCGATGTCGCTGCGTATGGCTCGTTCGGTCGCGGGGGCGAAGGCACCGCGCGCGTCCTCCGCATACTTGACCAGGTTGGTCCAGATCGCGGTTTCCCCGATGGTGGCCGGAACGTCGCTGGTGGTGTTCATCAAGCGGACTCACAGGGTCACGGAGCTTGATAGTAGTGCATGATAAGTGTTATTATCGGGCAAAACTATTGGCGGTTTTCGGTCTATTTTGCTAGGTCATCAGGGCAGGCAACGGGAGGGAGCGGAATGGCCCGATTTGGTGCGGCTTTGAAAGACGCTGAAGAAGTCAGAAGCGCCAGGGAACGGCTTGAAGAGGTCGTGCTCAAGGCGATGGTCGATCACGCCGGTAGCATGAGCGCGACGGAAACAGCCATTTGGGAGCGTGTGCGCAGGGACCGCTCCCTGATGGAGGCGCTGATATACCCCTGGAAGCACCGATTGATGTCGGACCTGCTCCACCAGGTGCGCCAAGACTGCCTAGGGTATAATCCCGCCGTTGGCACCGGTGCGACGATACACATCCCTTCGGAGGATCATAATCGTCCGGCCGATACGCCCTTAAAGAAACGCGCGCAGATCGTATCCACCGGATGGGATCGTGAGCACAAAGGCCAACTCACCCGCGAACGCGACGCTGAAATCGCGCGCCTGACCGAAAAGCGCGCATGGCGGGACGCCTGGAGAGCCACCGCCGCCGCCCACATCGTTATCAACGACCAGCCGTTCTGGACCGTCTGCGTCAACGAGGCACGGGGTTGGATCGAACGGACCGGGCATTCAACGCGGTTCATGGAACTGGTCATCTCAGGTGTCCCGGACGACGGGCGCCCGATCGAGTTCTATCGGCGGCCCGAGGAGATAGACGACCTGTGGAAGCAGGCGGAGAACGCCTGACCCACACAGCATTGTGATCTACTTCACAGCCTCCACGGACGCTCTCGGCACTGTCACCGCGACGCCACGGCCGAGGATTTCGAGCAACAGCCGCACCCGCTTGCCGTCGCTCCACTGGCAGATGCCGGTCAGGCCGATCATCGCGCCGGACGCGAGCAGCACGGCCACGCCACTCGGGATGGGTGTGGTGCGGTCTGGATCGACCGGCGGAGGCGGGTACGAGCAGCCGTTCTCCGAACAGAGCGACCGGATCAGGTCGAACGCCCGCTCCGGCATGGGGCTTGGAGTGTCCGGCCTGGCGCCAAGGATGTAATCGACGCCTGGCAGCTCGCGGATCGGCTCCCAGCGGGCGGAGTAGCGGCAGAACCTAACGAACATGTATCCGGGGAAAAGGCTGCCGGTCCGGGCCTGCAGGGCGGGTGTGACGTACCAGCCGTCGCGCCGGGCGGGCTGCGGCGGCTTGTAGACGGTTGGCCTGAAGACCTCGAACCCCGCCAGCCTGATCTCCGTGTCGGCGGTGTAGTCGGCACCCGGATACGACCGCACGCAGTACCAGCGCGGGCGATCGGGCCGGGTGGGCGGCACTTCGACGACGACGGGGCGTGGCTTTGAGCCGGAGCCGGGACGGGCGCCGCCGGAGTTCTCCCGTGGACCGCCGGAGTTCTCCCGCGCGCCGCCGGAGTTCTCCCGTGGACCGCCGGAGTTCTCCCGCGCGCCGCCATGCCCGAACTTGCTGCTGCTGCTGAATAGACCGGTCATTTGGGAATCGCTCACGCACGGCAGCGAGGCACCGATCGGCGCGCCTGCTTCCGGGATGCGGTCTATTTGTGCAGCTTCGATGCCTTTGTCCAACGCATTCGTGTGCAGGCCGTGAATTACCGAGTGGACGCGAGGCGCCGAAACCGCCGGAACGCGACGTTTCCATGCAGCAGGCTTGTCGATTTTTCAGCCGGAAATGCGATCGCGCGCGTCTACTTTTTCGACGCAAAAATTGCGCGAATTCGCAGCGGAAATTTATCCGCGTCTACTTCGAAAATTGTCGGTGAAAATATCCGCGGCGCGATGCGCGGCGAACGCTATTCGCCGGCTGGAATCGCCACCCAGCGAACGCTTGCATCGACCGGCATGCGCACGTCGCCAGTGTCTATCTGAGCCGCCAGCGCCTTCAGCACCGGCAGGAGCTGCGCAGCGGCGGCGTTGGAATAGAGGAAGTGCTCGTCGAGCGCGTCGGCGGGATCGAACACGATCACCAGCGCCTTGAACCCGAGCGCGTCGATCGCTTCGACAGCTTCGCTGGCGACGTCGTCGACACCGTAATCCAGCATTGCGATCCCTTTCCCGGTCTAGCGGCTGATTACCTGGAGTTCGGCCCCGAAGCGCAGCACGCGGCAGTCCCAGCATTGTACGACGTACCGGGTAGCCGTCGAGCGCGAGGCGAGGCAGTTGCGCCGGCAGATCACTCGGTCCGCCCGCGCCCGCTCACCTGGCGGCACCACCTCGATCACCACGCCTTCCTCGTTCATGCCGGCGCGGGATCTGCCGCCCGCCAGCGAGGTCAGGACGGCGGTGCCGAGGTCTATTCCGGCGGGAGCGTCTATCTCTACCGCGCCCCGGAGATCAGCCGCTGCACTCATTCAGCTTCCTGCGCAGCATCGACAGCCGGACCTGCGCACCCGGCGCATTCTCGGCCGCGAGCTTCTCGTAGCTTGCCAAGAGCGCCCCGTCGCTCAGGTGAGACGGCGTCACCGGTCTGGCCTCCGAGTCCAGTGTGGCGGGGGTGTCGAACGTCCGCCCCGCCTCGAACGCCCCCACAACGGCGCGGACATGGCGGACCGCATCGTCGTCTACTTCCCGCTTCTGCGGCGCCGGAGGCGGCTTCCGGTTAGCGGCATCCACAATCCGCCGCAGGGCGTCGCGGGTGCCGGTGATGCGGTCGGCGTAGGGTTTGAGCAGCGCGTGGAGTTGCGCGACGGATGGCCACCAGTCGAACGCTCCCATTGCTTCAAGCAGCGATTCCTGGCTCCACGCGCCGGCCGGCATGTCGCCGCATTTGAACATGATGGCAGCCACCCGGTCGGCCATTTCCGTCGCCGGAGGTGGCTGGTTCACGCTGGTCGCCAGCGTGTTGAGCCACAGCCTGGCCACCGCCTCCCGGGCCGGTTCGCACAGCGGCTCGATGGCCGCCAGCGCGGCCGGCGCGGCCGGGTGGTATTCGGCCGGGGGCGCCGGCAGCACCAGTCCGGGATCGTCCGGACCGCTGCCAGGAAAGCGTGTGCCGCCCATCCGCAGCCACTCGACCTGCGTCGCCAACTCCCCCGGAATCAGCCCGGAAGGGGCGACTGACGGCGGGACGTTGACGACGACCGTTCCCATTACGAGGTCCCGTCGATCGTCCGGCCGACATTGAAGATAGTGGTGAGGTGGTCAAAGCGGCCGGGCTTGGCCGCCGGGCGGCCCGAACCGTTCTGGCGGCCGGAGAACTGCTCTTCCTTGCGGCACCAGCTCATGAAGGCCGCATTCCAGTCCGCCCGCACGTCGCCGGTGGCCAGATAGTGGTTGCGAAAGCCGTCGGCGATATCGGCCGGCACATAGCCCCGCCGCCGCGCCTCTAACTCACCCTCCGGCGTAGGCCGCCAGTCCGGGGGTATCGGCGACGCCTTGGGGGGTGCTGACGCATGCGACCGGGATGCGACCGCATGCGGTAACGCATTGCGTGATCGCATGCCGGACGCATCCGTCGGCGCATCCCCGGACGCATCCGCGCTCGCGCCCGCGCGCGCCCTCTCGCTCTCAGACTCCGTTGGATTCTCTGGAGATTGAAAGGAAGCAAGGGAAGAAAGGGAGGGAGAGGGCGCGCGCAAAGGCTGCGATGCGTCCAACGATGCGATCGCATCGCTTTCCCGATGCGGTTCGAATGCGCCGGGCATTGAAATCGCATGGTTTTCGGTATGCGATTCGCATGCGTTCGCATGATGCGATTCGGATGCGGACGCATGCGATTCGCATGCGGCCTCGCCGTCGTCCTGGCTGCTCACCACGCTCAGATTGGCGCGGCCGCCCCAGCGCGAGTTCGCTGCGATCCGGGCGGCGGCCTGGCGGCGAGCCTCGCGCGGGGCATCCTGGAGGTCGGGATGAAAGAGGTGACCGTCCCGGTATTCGAAGATGTGCTGGATCTGCGGCCAGACCCGCTTGTTCCAGAAGTTCCGGGTGCAGCGGGCGATGGTGGCCAGGATCTTGTCATCGGCCGGCACGGAGCCGAACGCCCGGATCTCCAGCACGACCAGAGCGTAAGCCCCGGTGGTCTTGGCATCGAAGCGGCCAGTCTCGATTCGGAAGTCGCCGATGTCGGCGCGCGTGAGCGATGCAGCCCAGTTCATGGCGCGGAACTCGCTATCGATAAGGTGGATCTGGATCGGGGGCCGGTATGGGGCGGCGACATCAGCCGGTCCCGCTCACACGGCTGAGCGTCACGCAATATTCAGCAAAAAGTAGATTATCGGGAGTAGATGGGAATCGGAAAATCTGTATAACTGACATCGGAATGAGTGCCTACCGAACCCGCAGTTGTTGCAAGCAACTGCGGGTTGTCTTTTTGGGTTAAGACTTATGGCTTTCGGATACCGATGCCGCGAAAGTGGCAGTCCTGGCCTCGTTTTCTGCTTTCGAGAGCGCGTCAGACAGTATCTCATTGACTAACCGCAAAATTGCGCTTGAGCCCTCCACGCATCCTGCGGTTGAGCGAACACCCTCATCTTTTCGAACCCCCTCATCGGGAGGCATGGCAACACCCCTACGCTCTGGCGCCCTCTTTTCCGAACCCCCCTCGTTGGGAGGCATGCGCGGATCGGGACTCGGAGCGCGGTAGGTCATTAGCCCCACCCTCGGATGTTCATGCGGCGGAGCCGCTCACGCGACGCGGCCGAGCGGGCGGCAAGAGGCGCCCACTCCGCGTCAAGGCGCGCAAGGAATGCCGCTCTAACCCCTGCCAGTTCATTCTCCAGCGGCACGACGGGACCGCCGAACATCAACGCGAGGTCGCGCCGTAAACGCAGGCCGATCTCACGCAATGCCAGCCGCAGCGCGGAGTCTGAACCGGTCATCGACGCCGCTCCCGCTTGCACTGCGCCACATCATCCAATGCGTCGGACAGACGAGCAGTGGCGTAGGAACTCATTGCATCCGCCGCCTTAGCCACGTAGCCACGCTGGCCCACCATCTGGCTCGCAGCAGCGCGAGGCGCCGGCTCAGTCCCGACATCGGGTGGTCTCGCGTTGATGGTCTGAAGCCGGCGCAGTTCGCGCCTGAGATGCGCCTCCTCCAGGTCCATGCTGAGATCGTCCAACCCGGCCAACCGCAGCATCGCCTGTGCGATCTGACGCGATCGGCCCATCAACCGCGCCAGCGCGACCGGATCGGGCATCGTCTGCCCACGGCGATAGCGGGCAGCGGTCGCCTCCGAACAGCCCACGATTCGCGCCACCTCCTTGGCCGAGCCAAAGTCGCGTATCGCGGCTGTCAATGTTGCGCTGTTCATGTGGCATTCTTGACGTGTCGATGGGGCAACCATGCGCGTTGATCCGTGCCATGCTGTTGGACACGGACGGCATACGCGGAGGTGGCACGGACAGGAATCAGGCTTGGAATGGATCGGACGACTCGGCCCCGCGCGTCAACGCGGGCAGGCTTTTCGAAAACGGTGAACGCGCGCGCAGCCATCACGCAGCCTTCTCCTGGGGTGGCGGGGTGGCTGCGGCCGTTGTGGAGGGCAGAACCTTGGCGGCGGATAACCGTTTCGGTTTAAGCTTCGGTGCGACCTTCGCCGCTTTCCGTACCTTCGGCTTCGGTGCCGAATACAAGTCGGGCCGAATCTCAGCCCCAGGAATCCCGGTCAAAGCTTCAATCCGGGGTATGTGCCGAGCCGGAACGCGTGACCATTGGGTCACTGCCGAGGCAACAATTCCAAGATGCTCGGACAGCCTTGTTGGACCACCGGCTTTCTCCAGAACACGCACGAGGGCACGATTGTAGTTGGGCATGACGAACTAGATGTGCAGAAATTCTGCACATCGTCAAGCCTGTATCTTCTGTATCGCAGAAAACCTGCACCCGGACGATCATCAGGAGGTGTCAGAAACGCTCCACAGAGCAGAGGTCGGTCGTCGGTTGAGAATCGCAATCGAGGCGGTAGGCACTTCCCAGGCCGGTATCGGACGGGATTTTAACGTCGCGCCGAGCAAGATTGGAAACTGGCTGCGGGGAGACAACTACCCATCAGAATGGTTCGTGAAGCAGTTTTGCGATCGGTACGGCGTCACGACGGACTGGCTTTACCGCGGGATCGTCTCCGGGATGAGTTCTGACCGGGCAGATGCGATTTGGAAACTCGACCAAGCATCAACCGGGCCTGCCACCGCGCCCAAGACTCCCCGCCGCAAAACCCCATCTCGACCCGTAGGAACCGACCCGCCCCCTTTTCCGAAGGGGGGCCGCGTCAACGAAAGTCGTGCTGAAGAGGACTGCGGCAGGAAGGTCGTGCCGTATACGCGAATCCCTGCGTAACCGCCCGATCAGCGTCCGAAGCGCCGAGCATGTGGCTGAGCGCACCGATGGCTGACTATCTCGGAACGGTGCTTCCCGGCATAACGGTAACCGCGATCGGGGGGTTGGCATTTGTGGCCTATAGGCATCCTGCACGATACCGAGACCTGGCGGGCATTCTAGCCATACTTTGCAACCTCGTCTTGGTCGGCGGTATCGTTTGGAACATGGGAATCGCCGCAGCCTATTCAGCAGTGGTTAAGGTTGAATTGCTTGGCGATAAATATCGTGAGGTTGCCGGTATCATCGGCGGTTTGGAGATCTCACTCTGGTGGCTTTTGGTTTCTGCGGCGGTTCAGTGTTATATCCTTGTCCTCACGCAACTGCGTAATTGGCTGCCGGATGAGCAATCTCCCGTTGCCGTTCGCGTGGAGAATACCCGGTCGTCGGATAGCAACTCGTCCACCGTGACCGGACAGGCGCCTGGCACCAGCAACGGCGGCTGACCGCGACGGTAGCACGGATCACGGAACGGATTAGCGCCCGGCGGGGACGGTATCACGGTTCACTTCACTCTGCCGCCGGTTCCTCTGCAGAGTGTGGCGCATCGCTTGTGACCGGAGCGTCACCTATCGACCCTTTCGCCAGCAGCTCGCGCACACCGAGCAACTCGACGCCGATCACCCGCCCGGCCTTGTCATAGTCAAGGATAACGCCCGGAGCAACCTCCTCGCTGTCATCATATTCGGCCCCGTCCGGCTTGAAATAGACCCCTATTGCATCGGCCTCGGGATCATAGCTTGCGCGGCCTTTCACCTTGTCAGTCATGGCTTGGCTCCTCGATCGAAAAAAGCGCTTAACACCAGCACATCGGCGCCGTCAGCCCGGTGCGCCACCCGCAGAACCTTACCGCCGCGAGCCGCGATGGCTTTGAACGATCGCGTCACGTCCGGATGCCCGGGGTCAGGGGCAGTCCAGTCGGGTTGAAGGACGGCGGTTTCGATCCAGGCCTGCGCCAGGCCGTACTTCGCCTGGCGCTCTTTCGCGTGAACCGTCAGCTTGATCATGCCGCCATCATAGCAGGGTGGGGGCGGTGTCACTTTGGCTGCGCGGGTGCAGGGGCCGGAGAGACGCCCATCGGCCTTTCCATCGGTTGCACCATGATCGACCCCGGCTGAAAGATGACCTGCGGAGGCAAGCTGATCTGTGACCCGGGCGGATGAAGCCAGTTGGACAATCCCAGCACGGTGCCAGTCATCACGGCCGAGGCGGCGATCATGGCAGCCAGGGCCTTCCACGGCTCCCAACGCAGTTGGGCTTTGTATAGCTCGATCTGGGTTTGCATCAGGTTAACCCTTAGTTGCCGTTCTTCGTCATCAGCCTCATCCATGCCGCCATCATAGCAGGCTTGTGGCCTTCGTCATAATGCAGCTTTCCTGCATTTATAGCTTGCGTAGTGCAGATTTCCTGCATACACTCCCCTCCATCGAGCCACCCCGGCGCCGACGAGAGGACCACCCAGTGAACGCCCCGTATCCCACCCACCTGCAACTCCGAGCCGAGTCCGCGATCGGCGCACTGCTGGCCGAGCAAGCCACCGCAACCGAAGCGTTCCGCGCCATCGTGGCGACCGCGCAAGCCGGCATCGCCGTGCTGCATTTCCCGCTCGGCAGTCCCGCTCACGGCTTCGACCTGGAAGACATCACCGAGACGCTGTGCAACTGGCAGAATCGCCGCGACGAAGCGCAGCTCGAAGAGATCGCCGAGGACCTGGTGCTGGAAAGGCTCGCGGCATGAGCATCATCCACGACATGGAGCAAGGCACGCCGGAATGGCTGGCCGCGCGCCTCGGCATTCCGACCGCGTCGGAGTTCCATAAGATCATCACCGCCGTGAAGGGCGATCTGTCGAAGTCGGCCCGCAAATACGCCCACCAACTTGTCGCCGAAACGCTGCTCGGTGAACCGCTCGACACCGGTCTCGGCAATCTGGAATGGATTGCACGCGGCAAGCTGCTCGAACCGCTGGCGGTGCAGCAGTATGAGGCCACCACGGGCACCGAGACGCGCGCCGTCGGCTTCATCACCACCAACGACGGTCGCGTCGGGTGCAGTCCGGACCGGCTGATCGGCCAGCGCGGCAGCCTTGAGATCAAGTGCCCGGCGCCGCTGACGCACATGGGTTATCTGATCGACGGCCCGGGCGACGACTACAAGCAACAGGTGCAGGGGCAACTGGCCGTCGCAGAACTTGAGTGGGTTGATCTTTACTCGTTTCACCCGGACCTGCCGCCGGCCAAGATCCGCACGTACCGGGACGAACCGTACATCGCGAAGATGAGCGTGGCGCTCGCCGAGTTTCTGGACATGCGCGACGCCATGCTGGCGAAGGCCACGGCGGATGGCTGGCAACCGCGCGACCGAACCACGCAGCCTGCGACCTTCGGCGCGATCAGACTTGTCGCGTAACGACGATTTCACATCCACATAAGGATTAGGACGATGTCACTCGGCCTCAAGGCATACCACACCGGCGGGGAGTTCTCCCCGCGCATCGAATACAACGCGAAGTCAGGACGGATGACCCGCGTAGACCGCACGGCGGACGGCACCGAAAACATCAAGATCGACATCACCATGTCGCAGCCGGTGTTCGCTTGGGACATCGGCTCCATCGAGATCGGATGGGCCAACTTTCAGTCCGGCGCGGCGCCGAGCCTTGTCATGGTGCCATACGGGCAGCCGATGCCGGCGCGTCCGAACCGCGAGCACAAGGCGGGGTTTCGATCGAAAGTCTGGGATGGCGGCGAGCCGGTCGCGCGCGAGTTCAGCGCCACCGCCGGCGTGACGGTCAACGCGATCGAGGCGCTGTGGGATCAACTGACCGCCGCGCCCGAAGCGGTCGCCGGCAAGATCCCGGTAATTCGGCTGGTGAACGTCATCGCGATCACCGCGCAGCGCGGCACGAACTACGCGCCTGACTTCCGGCTGGTGCAGTGGATCGATCGTGACGAACGGGTGTTCGGTCCGCGCACGGTCGCCGCCCCGGGTCAGCCGGCCATCGTGCCAATTGTGCAGGCGACGCCCGCACCCGCCGCACCGCCGCCCGCGGCATGGCCGACCTCCGCGCCCGCGGTCGCCACACCTTCCGCATGGCCAGTGGCCGCCTGATCAACCCCGCATTTCACACCGGAGCAATGACCATGTCAGACATCATCACCAGCCCGTTCGACGCGGCAATCGACACACTGCGCGAACGCGAGCGGACCCTCGACACCGAGGCGCAATCGCTGATTATCCGCCGCGACGAGGTTCGCGAAATGATCGCCGTGCTGACCAGCCGCAAACCGCGCGCCCCGCGGAAGCCGCGAGCCATGACGGAAGCGGCGCCCGTCACGACGGAGGAGGCTGCTCCGCGACCGGGGGTGTTCGCGGCACCCTTCTCCGTGGTGGCGCCCGACGCGGCGGAGGCGGCGTGATGTCCTTCGACCACGACGGCTGGAGTGCCGCGGACGAAGCTCGCGCGGACGCACTCTGGGAGCAGCGCCAGGAGTATGCGGAGGACCTGGCGGACGAACGTGCACAGCGCCAGGCGCAGCGTTGCCAGTGCCATGACGAGGGATGGCCGGGATCATGCCCCGGTCCCGCGAACTGCCCTTGTTGCAACCATGACGATGCGGAGGCCGCGTGATGTCGCACTCTCTCGCCGCCCAGCTCGACGCGATAGCCGCTGACCCGTCGCCGGCAGCCATCGCGAGCCTGCTGCCGATCGCCGTCCTGGTGCGGCGCATGGAACGCGCGCTCGACGAGCACGTGGCGAATGCGATGTCGGACTGGCGGATGGTTGAGGCCGCGCGTGTGCAGAGGCGCGGGCGGTTCGACCTGTTGATGGGAGGGCGAAATGGCTGATACCGGCCCACTCGCCTACTCCGTCCAGCAACTCGCCAACGCGTGGGGCGTTTCCGGCCGCCACATCTACGACCTTTGCGCGCGCGGCGAGTTGGGACACCTTCGGATCGGCAGTCTGATCAGAATCAGGCAGTCGGATAAGGACGCATACGAGGCCCGCCGATGGCACGCCCCAAGCTCGACGCCCCCAACTATCGACTCGTCCAGCGCGGAAGTCGTTACTATGTCCGCTGGTGGGCGGACGGTGCGTGGCAACGCATTTCAACGGGGGAGACAGACAAGCGCCGCGCAACAATCTGGCTTGCGCAGTTCGTCGCCGGCCGAGGAACTCCGGCCCCGCCCGAGCAACCTACCGTCTCGTTGATCCTCGACGGCTACCTTGCCGACCGCAAGCCGGTCGTGCGGGGGTACGGCGCGTTGGAGGTCGTAGCCAAGGCGTTGCGCCGGCACCTGGGCGACCTGCAACCGGACCACCTGACGAAGGAGCGGTCGCGGTTTTACCTCCAACAACGTCGCGCCGAAGGGCACATCGTCGGACCCGCCAGCGCACGGCGGAAGAAACCGATCAGAGACGGCACCGTGATCCGCGAACTCGTGACGCTTCGAGCGGCGCTGAGATGGGCGCATGCTGAGCGCTGGATCACTGGCGTTCCCCACATCGAGACGCCACAACAACCCCCTCCGAGGGATCGCTGGTTGACGCGAGAAGAAGCCGATCGGCTGCTGGCTTCGGCTCAGGCGTTGCACGTCAAGACGTTCCTCGCGATCTGCCTCTATACCGCCGCACGAGCCGGCGCCGTGCTCGATCTAACCTGGGACCAGGTGAACCTTGAGGCCGGCCTGATCGACCTCGGCCACGCCCCGGGCGGAAAGGGAAGAGCGGTCGTGCCGATCGCCGCGCGCCTGCTGCCGATCCTGACCGAAGCACGAACCGCGGCGACATGCGCGCACGTGATCGAACATGGGGGAAAGCGGGTGGCCAGCGTCAAGACCGGCACGCGCGCCGCAGCGCGGCGGGCAGATCTACCAGGGGTTACGCCTCACGTGTTGCGCCATACGGCGGCGACCTGGATGGCACTGAAGGGCGTGCCGATCGCCGAAATCGCGCGCCTCCTTGGCCACGGCGATTCGCGTATCACCGAGCGGGTCTATGCGAAGCACACCCCGGACTATCTGCGCCGCGCGATTGACGCACTGTCGGCGTAACCGGGGCCACTGGCACCGGAAACCATCGTGTGATTTTGGGGCTAAGTGATGGAGCGGGCGAAGGGATTCGAACCCTCGACCCCAACCTTGGCAAGGGATTGCCTCTATCCGCCTACGTTGATTTCACTGACACCGAGGTTGTGCGGAGTGCCGTTTTTCGCATCCGGTCCGGGGTTATCGGGGCCACCTGGCGCCGGGACACCAGGTGCCCGCAGCTTCAGCCGCCGATCGCTCGCCACCATGGTCGTCAACGGCTCCGGCAGGCTCTCGCGCAGCAAGTGGTTCGCCTGCTGGCGGAATACCTTCGGCACACCCCGCGCACCCGCCAGCGCGACAGCCGACGCAACCGCGCGCTCGATCATCGCGAGCCTTGCGTCTGCCATGTCAGACGAATTGTCCGCCGCCGGCCGCGGCAGCAGATCAAGCGGTTCGCGCTCCGCCCTGACCTCGCGATCGATCGCTCCAGTCAACCAAGCGCCGACGGTGACCTTGCGCCGCTGGGCGGCATCCGCCGCTGCATCGCGCACCGCTTTCGTCACGCCGCGCACCGTCCATCTGTCGTCGTCGTCTGCCATGTCTGCCCCCGATTCGCGGCGAGTCTGGCCGAGTTCTTGCGCCTTGTCTGCCGATTGTGTCAGACTCCGCAAATTGTTTTGAGCTGCGGCATATGAGCGACACGCGGAGCGTCCGGCGCTTCGCAATCTCCGCGGGACCTATTGCTTTTGCTCAAGGGGTCAGATATATAGTTCGGGCCGGGCGGTGCTGAAACACCGTATCCGGCCCTGACCACAAACGAGAAGGAACCTCGTCTCATGGCTAAGCCGTCCAACCTCCA